AATACACATAGTATAAAGAAATTAGAACAAATTAAAAATGGTAAACAAGATATTGATTGGAGAGTAATTAATGTACATGATGATAAATTAGATGGATATGATAATTGTGGTGCTCTTTTTATTTTTGATAAGAATCCATTTACACAAAAAAAAGAATCATTTTTATATTGGACTGGTTCAATTTTAGATACTAATTATACAAAAAATATATTAAAAGATAATTTTAATAGCCCAACAACAATACAAGTAATGGCTGGTATTATGAGCGGATTATCTTATATTATTGAAAATAATGACAGGGGCCTATTATTAAGTGAAGACATTCCTGAAGATTATATAATTAATAAAATTAAACCATATCTAGGTACTTTTTATTCAGGACACGTGCCAAATAAATTAAAATTAGATACAGATATTAATAAATTAATTGTATCTAATAAATGAAAATGTCTTGAAATGTCTCCCAGAAGGATTTATGTAGAGATATTATGTAAAATGTCCTGCAAAATAGATATATAAGATCATATTAGCCAAGCTATAATTTCTGAACAGTTCAAAAAATTCAATTATTACTCGCACTGTTAAGAAAAATGCAATATTATAGAAATAATAATTTTGCATCTCTTATTGATATTAACCTAGGCTATATTTTTTTTAACATATTTATAATTTAATGATTAAAATTTAATCATTAAAAAGAATACATTGATAATTTTATCACAAAAATTTTATCTATAATTTTATCTATAATTAATTTATACACAAATATAAATTAATGAATAATATACAAAAGCAATCAAATAATAAACAACCACAAAAACAACCACAAAAAACAATTAAAGATACTATCCCTGATAAACCCAAACCCAAACCAAAGCCCAAACCAAAGCCCAAACCAAAGTCTAAATCTAATCTAAGCATATATTCGACTTTTTATGCATTTCTTTTGGTATCAATAATACTAATATATTATATATTATTCCCATTACTAAATATGTCTGGTATCAAAGACAAAGGGATAGATTTATTGAAATCATATTATATTGATAATAAATACAAAAGTTTAATTATGGATTTTCTGTTTGCTACTCTAATATTAAAAATATCTGAAAATTTTCCCGATCATATCCCAATTATTTTTAGAAGAATTTTAGTAATAATATTGTTTGATGTAATATTAGGAGTTTATATTAATAATACACCATATCTTAATGGGACTATGAAATTTTTAAAGGAATGGTCATCAGCAGCAGGTTGGTTTGCAATAGTTTGGGATGTAATATATATAAGTTTGATTGGAAAAGTAGCAGATAAAATAAATGATATAAATTTAATAAAAAATAATAAAATACAATTAATAATATTTGGAATAGTTATAATGTCTTTGATGCATGTTTAGATCATAAAGGTATCAATAATTTAGAAATCAGATTCAACATATATTTCCAGTTGATTATATTTTTTATAATAATTATAATAACCATAGCTATAATAATCAAACGAATTATTAATAAATAAATAAAGACAAAAATCTGATTTTTTTAAATTATTGATATCCTTATCATTAAACAGATAACTATTTTTTTGTCTAATTTCGTCACTTAATGAATAATAGTTGATTATGAATTTATTTATTTGGTCTGTTAAATTTATTTTACAAACCTTTTCCGAAATACGAAATGCTAAACGATCAATCCATTTGTAATAAACTAAATTATTATTAAGACTTGGCCATAACCAACTGAACCATGGACCAAAAGAATTTGACACTTGAACATTAATAGATTTCGTAAGATCGATACCTTTTGGTGCAATAACACCCATGATATAACAATATTCTTCAGTTGGTACACGAAGATTATACAATTTTTGAATTATCTCAATAGGATAACTAAAAATATAGCCTTCTGAATTACAAGGATATTTTGAATCAAAAAATATATTATCAGCTTCCGAATAGGTTTCAAAATAATTATTTTGTAATATAAATGGTGATATATAAGGGAATTCACCACTAATTGGTTTAGAAGGTGTATTGATATAATTAATATTTTTTATAGAATAATTTCTTTTTAATGGTGCAGATAAATATAATTCAGAAATATGTGTTAAATCCAATGGTATTTCATCATATATTTTAGATGTATCAAAATTAACAGAATATGTTGTTGAATGATTATTCATATGATTATTCATATAATGATTCAATAATATAAAATATTTATAATTTTGATCTAAATTAATTATATTTATTTGAATAGATTTCTGCTTTGTATGCCTCGTATGATTTTGTAGACAGATACTTTAAATTCTGAAATTGATCATAATTAACTTCAATATGATTATTATTATTTGCTCCAACATAATAATTATATAGATCATCACCAATTTTAATATAATCTCTTGACCATGGGGATAGATTTAATTTTTTTTCAAGATTGATAATTTCCATATCTTCTAATACAAATTGTTGAAGATTGGATTTGATAGTAAAACGCTTAGAATATTGAGTCATTTTGAAATAGATTATAGATTAAGTAGTATCAAGTAGTATCAAGTAATATCAGGTAATAAAATATGCCATAAAAAATAATAATTTCAAATTTTTTATTTTTTATGGCATATTTTTACTAAATAAATTATTTCTGTATGAATAATATAAACACCATTTTATGAAAAATAATTATATCATATCTATTGATTTAAATAAAATATATCAAAAATTAGATTCTGATTCTAATATAAATTTTAATTTAAAATCGGAATTGAATAATTTAATTTTATCACATTATAATCTTAATTCATTTGATTTTACAAATGATATTGAACAATTCAAAGATTATTTTATATCCAAATTTGATATCGATTATAATGATTTAATATTATTGGACAAAACAACTTATTTAAATTCTTATTTGGGAAAGGATTTTAAATTCAAATCATATGATAAAGGATTAATTTTAATAGATCTAAGTATGTTATCTGACTCAAATATAATAAACTCTATTAACTATTTATATGAAAATTATCAATATGTTAATTTAAATAAAATATATGATAATTATTTACTGTATTTTAGAGGTAAATTACCAGAACCTAAACTTTTAGTAGATAAAAAAGAACAATTTAATGCTAAATTATATGATATTTTTTATGAAGATTTATTAGATTTGAATTTATGGCAAAAAATTATAAATATTCCCAATAAAATTAATTCAAAACAGATGACAAAAAAACTAGAAGATGATTTTAATTATACAAAAAATATTAAAAATCAAATATATGAAAATTTCTATTTGGGAATAAGTTCAAAACCAGATAAAGAAATATTATCATATGAAAATAGTATTTATCATGATCTTCATTCAGAAAGTTATGTTATAAATTATTTGTTAGATTCTCCTATAAAAAATATAGATAAATCAAATATCCATTTGATTCTAAATAAATTAAATGAGTATAATAATTATGTCGATAATATAATGAATGATATGAAAAAAATCTATCAACGAACAACTAATTTTAATAAGAAAATTGATTCATCAACAGATTTAAGAAAAATGTATAATATGAATTTTTCACATATAACAGAAATAGAATCTGAAACAAATAATCAATCAGAATTAGGGGTATTAAAAATAATTGATCCCAATGAATTATTTAATAATTCAAAGATAAATAATTTATACATGTATTTAAAATCAAAATCAAATTTAAATAATTCATTCGGATCAATAAATTACATATTTAATATGTCTGATGTATTTGATAATAAGATAGAGATAAGTCAAAAAACAACTTCAACAACTTCAACAACTTCAACAACTTCAATAAAAACATTATCAAATGATGATTTTACAGATTCAGTTGTATTATTTTTAAATGAATTAGTAAAAAGAAAGATGAAAAAATTATTGAAAACATATAATCTTTTTAATAATGAGATTAATATATTAAATAATCTGCAACTCAAATAATATTTAGTAATTCCATTTTTATGTATTAAAAATATTATAATTACTAAATATATACAGATTTTTTATGGAAACAAAATTTGAAGCAACGACTAATATAATAAAGCCAACAGAAGACTGGTATTTTAAACAGTCATTGTATTCGTATTGGATTTCATCTTCTCATAATACATATTTACCATATGATCAAGTCTTTAAAAGATCATCTATTTGTTATTACAGATTACAATTAATGTTTTATTATGGTGGATGTGTAGAAATAGATACATATGATGTCACTAAAAACGGTGATGATATTATTATCCAACACTTACCTTCAAATAGTGGTGGTATTTTATTAACATCAATATTGGATATTGTTGTAAAGGTATTAAAATTAAAAAAAGAAAATAATATTAAGTCAGGTGGACCAATTATGTCAGGTGGGCCAATTATATTAACATTTGATAATAAGAAATTAAAAAAAAAATCAGACCACGATGTTTTTTGGAAAATTATTAGTAAGTATGCTACAACATATCCTAATTATTTTCTAATAATTACTGATGATTTAGATTTATCAACTAAACCAATTAGTGAATATCATGATAAAATATTAATACGTTGGGGTGAAAATAATTTTGATAAATGTAAAACTGATGATAAATCTCATAATGTTGGTAGTGAATTATGTCAACCCAGTAATAACAAATATCCAGAATTTATTAATAATAAGACAAATCCATCAAGATGGGTTCATATTCCAAAAACAAAATATGATTTTTCTACAGGTATCTTAAAGGATACTGAAAATAAATCAATTAGTGTACAAGTTAAAGATGGTGAGAATTTTCTTAGTCCAAATATATTTATCATTGCAAATACTCTTAATAACATTATGCGTGTGTATCCTTCTTATAAAAATGTAAGTTCAGGTAATTATATAAATAATATGATGTATTTTGCAATGGGAGTTCAAATTGTTGCATTAAATCTTCAAACATTAAATGAATCATGGTTTTATAATAAAGCAATATTTATGCCACCAAATGGAACTCCATGTAAAAACTCTGAAATTGAAAAATCAATTGAGCAATGTCATTCAAATAAAATTAAATATAAATTAATCAAATCAACTAATCCTACCAATCCTACCAATCCTACCAATCCTACCAATCCTACCAGTTCAATCAATACTTGGACAAATAGTCTAAATCCATTAGCATATAGATTAAAACCATTATGGTTACTTGGTTTATTGCATTATCCTGAACAATATGATCTAAAATTAACGTTTAGTTTTATAGAAAAAATAAAATTTAGTAATCTTAAATTTAAAGTAAAATATTGTTTAGATCACGATAAAGATAATAAGAATATTAAAATTGTAGTCAATACAGATTCAATAGAATATAATTTTCTAAAAATTGATCCAACTGTGTCAGTTTTTTATCTAAACTTTATGTTGGGTGATAGAAAATATAAAAATGGATTTGAAATTCCATGGGATAGAAAAAAATTAGATGGAACTCTATATATTGATTCATATTCATTAAGTAAAACAACCAAAATAGGATTGGTTTCAAAAATATTTAAATTAGGAGATAACTATAATAATGTCACATTAAATGATAAAGATACTAATCAAGATTGTATGGACGATACATTATTTAATTTTGATGTAAAAGAATCATTAAGAATAGATTATAGTTGGACAAAAATTAAGGACTATAAATTTAATGAAGATATTAAAAAATATAATGAGGCAATTACCAAAACCCGCAGTTTAGACAAATATAAGAATTTAAAAGTAGAAGATTTTTTAATTAATTTAAAATTATTCAAATCATATAAACTAGATTTAATGAATGAATTATTAAAATCAATGAATAGTAAACCAACTGAATTAAAAGAAGATGATGAGAAAGAAGAAGACGATTTTTTAAAAACGGTAAAATAAATTTTATAATTATTTGCGGCTCAAATAAACATAACTCAAAAATTTGAATATCCTAATCTAATCGTTCCAGATGATATAATTTATAAAACATTTTATAGATTATATTATATGTTTAGTTTCCAGCAACAATTAATAATTAATTATGATTTTTTAAATATTAATTATCCTAATGCCGTTTGTATAGTTGCGGGTGCTGGTTCGGGTAAAACAACTACTATTATTGAAAAGATTGTTCAGATGATAAAATCAGGATTAAAACCAAATGAATTTTTTATAACAACATTTACTCGTAATGCATCTGCTCAATTAAAAGAAAAACTGAGTAAATTTTTGTTAAAGGATCAAATAGATCAGATGTGTATTGGAACATTCCATTCAATTGCACACCATTATTTAAAAAAATATGATAAGACCAAATCAAATGTGGCACAATCATTTAATAAATTGCTATATGATTATTTAGAATTGACAAAAACTGTTGAATACCAACAGAATGAATATCATAATTATATTTTTATAGATGAATATCAAGATATTGATCCTATTCAGTATCAAATAATAGATAATATTTATAAATTTAATCAATTAATACCAAATAATAAATTACTAATGGTTATAGGTGATGACCAACAAAATATATATACATTTAGAGGATCAAATATAAATTATATATTGGATTTCGAGAAAACATATCAAGGTACAATTTTGAAATTAGAAACAAATTATAGATGTTTCCCAGCGATTGTTAGTGTCTCTAATTATTTATTATCAAATGCCAAAGAAAAGATAGATAAAACCTTTGTACCAGATCCAAACCTCAATAAAACAAAAACCAAAACCAAAATAAGATTAAAAGTTATATCAACATCATATGAAAAGAAACATCAAATAGAGAAATATATTGCGGAGAAAATTGAATTGATTAATCAAAAATATGATATTTCAACTTATGCCATTATCAGTCGAACAAAATATCATCTAACCATATTGGAAAATATATTGGCAAAGATCGGCATACCAACAACATATTTAGAGTCTTTAGAATCAAATATAAGTTATCAAAATCTACAATCAAATAATGACCAACAAAAAACCAAACGCCTAATATTAACAACAATTCATGGAACAAAAGGTTTGGAATATCATAATGTTGTTTTTTTGGATTTTGATCATACTCAATTACCAGATGCTGATCTAGAAGAAGAGAGAAGATTATATTATGTAGCAATTACCCGGGCAAAAAATAATTTATTGATATTGATTGATAATTCGCCCTCACATTTTCTAAATGAGATATTTAATGGTTCAAATGAAAATAGAACATTATTTGATAATTTTGATCTAAAATGGAAAAAGGAAATTCCAGAGGTTTTAGTAAATCCATCCGAAACTGATGTACAGACAGATAATTCTGTAATTATCGTAACACACTTTTTGAAAAATCTAAATTGGATCAATTTAATTCAATTAAGTTCAGATGGGATTAATTTTATTGATAAATCATATCATACAACGAATATTAATACAAAATTAAAGTTCTTATCAAAAATAAATTCACAAAATGAATTAATTACTAATTATCAGTATTTGATTGGATTAATTGTTGAAAATTATATTAATTATATGATGTCATTATCAAATAATAAATCAGATATTTTCTCTAATCTATTAGATAATATCCTGATCCAATCTAGAAATTTAAATAATATTTTAAAAAATTCATCGTATGGTGATTTATTAAAAAAATATTATAAGTTAGATATAACAAATGATCTTAAAAAATATTGTGAAGAAAATAAAGATTATCTAAAATCTCTTTTAGTTTCCAAAACTAAATATAAATTAGTTGATTTCATAATAGATAAACAAAGATCACTTTTTGAAAAAAATTTTATTGATAAGATAACAAAATCATATTCAAATTTAGTTCTGAAAAAACATGATAGATTTTGTGTTGAATTGCTAAATGATATTATAATATATTCAATGAATGAGTCAATTTTAGATAATAAAAGATATTCTTTGCAATATCTTAATATAAATAATTTTGTGTTATTTTTTTCAGATCTAAATAAAACAGATAGACTAATCAAA